TTTCTTCCACAGCATTGTTGGCTTTCACTGAAACTTGGCCGGTTTCACTTACCTGGATCGATAGACCTAGTGAAGCGGCTTTGGCATTTGCTGCAGCAATACTTTGAGCATCACCCGAGGCATAAGCCAGTTGAATTGTTTTTTCATAAGCTTTTTGCAGATCAGCTTGGGTGGCCTGACCGCTCTGGCGCACTGTTTCAAAATCCGCTAAAGCCATTTGAGCTGACAATCGAAGTTGCTCCTTAGTTTTAATACCAAGACGCTCGAAAGCCTTTCCTGTTTCATCTAAGACATCAGGTAGTTCCGATGTAGCTCTCTTTATTGCAACAACACCCAATTCAACCTGCTTAGTTGAGAACACTCCTTGTGCCTCAAATTCACGCATCTTGGCATTTGCCGCATCGATCTCCGCCTGGCTTTTTGCCTTACTAAGCCAATCCTCCCATGCTTGGTAAAGAACATCACCAGCCTGTTTACCTGTATAACCTGCCTCACCCAACTTGGTCTTAAGTCCATCCAGTTCATTCCCGGAACTGGAAAATGACTTTGAGACTTTGTTTAGCGACACATCTAGATCAACACCAAATAGCTTGGCAGCAGCAGATGCTCTCGAATATGCAGTTTCAGCCACTTGGCCAGATCCAGTATTAGCCCTATTTAATTCAGCTATACGTAAATCACGGTTATTGGCCAGCTCTGCTTCTTTGGCATTAATGGCATTAATTGAGGCTTGGGCGGAGGCTAAGGCATTTAGATCACCAGTCTTCTTGGCTTGCTCAATCTGTTGTTCCAGAAGTGCACGTTCAGCTGCAGCCTGTTTCTGATAAGCCAGATATTCCTCATCGGCCTTTTTAACATTCTCCTTGGCCAGCTTGAGAGCTTCTTCCTTTTTAGCAGCACTTTCGGCAGCCTGTTCCGCACTTTGGCTTGCCTGAACACTAACCTTACCGGCTTCATCCATCGTAACGATATAGCCCTTGGTTAATAGATCGGCCTGCATAGTGCCATCGATTACCCCGCCATTAGCCTTGATAGCTGCCTCGGCATAAGCCTGAGCAGAAGCCAACATATCCTTATCTAATGCAGCCTTATTGGCTGCATGCTCCTTCTCACGACCTTCTAGCTCATTAGATTTTTGGATGATTGAATCAATGGTCGACTGGTTGCCATCCTTACGAGCTTGATTTAATTGCGCATTGATGGCAGCACGCTCGCCTGCCAATTCCTTGGACTTTAGAAGGAATTCTTGATCTTGTTTTATTAGCTCCGCAAAAGTGGCATTGTTCTTTTGTAGGGATTCTTGGTTTTTCTGATCCTGAGTTTTTCCGATCTCTTGGATGGCCGCTATGCCCTTTGATTTAAAATCTGTTGCCCCATTTGAAGCCCGATCATAATATTCTTGGGCTTTCTTAGCCATTGCCTCCATGTCTGCAATAGCTTGGTCTTTAGCATCACCCCATTTAAGTTTAGACTTAAACCCTTCCCATGCGGCACCAACGTCATAGAACACACCAGCAAGCAAATTAGAAACAATACTAATTGCCTCGAAACCATCACCGATAAAACCAAAGACCACATTAAGAGCCTGTAAAGCTTTGGTGAAACCATTAGTTTTATCTGTTGCGGTATCTATACCACTATCAAAATTAAACATTGCTCCAAGGAGTGTATTTAACTGATCTACAGTGTTTCCAATTCCAGTCCCTATAGTACTGGCCATAGACTTTACAGTCTCATAAGCAGTACTTAATGCCTCTTTAAGTGCTTCAATTGTGGCCGGGTCAATCTTCTTAAGCTGATCCCCTACCCAGATAAATCCCTCGCCAATGTCCTCAAGTATGGTCTCTATTACATCCATGTTATCAGCAAGGGTTACCAGCCACTGTGCTACTGTTGCAGATGCACCGTTTGCCTGATCCATTGTACCAATCAGGATCTGCCATTGTGTAGCGATACGCTGCAAGGCATTGCCGATGGTAGTTGGGAACTTAGCATAATCAGCTTCAATTGCTGTTGACTGCTGCTGTAGTGCCTGAATGACCTTCTCAGCTGAGAGTTCGCCATTCTCAGCCATCTTACGCAGTTCACCGGTGGTTACCCCGAGTGACTGAGCCAAAGCTTTAGAGATACCTGGAGCTTGCTCCATGATGGAATTGAACTCATCACCGCGCAATACGCCAGATTGTAGTGCTTGAGTCAGCTGAACAATTGCAGCCTCACTGGCAGCAGCATCTCCACCACCAGTTTGGATGGCCATATTGATGGTCTTAACTAGATCCAGGCTTTGCTGCTGGGTCATTCCCATCTGCTTGCCCACATCATTCACTTTTGTGAATAAACCTGCAGTAGCATCAAGACTAGTATTGGTCATCAGCGAAACTTGATGCACCCCAGCCATAGCTTGGGTAAAGTTTCCACCCTCACTGGTTGCGATGTTAATTCGTGCTGAAAGGTTGGTATAAGAATCTGCAGCTTGTGCAAGCTCACGAATACCCAGACCAATACCAATACCACCCATCACCCCGATAAGGGCGGCGTATCCAGTTTTTAGAGCTCCAATACCTTTTTGCGCCGTCTGAGCTGCTGTATCCGTATTTTCTAGACTTGTATTTGCTTTATTTACTTCTGCTTGAAAACCATTAAATGCTTGGTCTGCCTGTTGAACTTCTTTTTCAAGCTGATCAACTTCTACCTGTGCCTTTTCAATATCTGCTGGTGAAGCTTTGGTTTTGGAAAATGCTTCAAGATTCTGCTTAGCTTGGGCTAAATCCCCTTTAAGCTGATCCAGAGCCTTTTCAGCCTTATTTCCAAAATCAGTAAAATTACCTGCTGTAGATTTTGCATTATCACCAGCATCCTTAATGATTCCTGTAGCAGCATTTAAGGATTGTGAAAGCTTGTCCGCTAACTCACTGGTTCCTTTTGGGATAATATTTCCCATCTCTTTAGAAGCATCAGTAGTCGCTTGTTTTAAACGTTCTGATTCTTGTTTTATTGCATTGAATACTGACTTAGCCGCATCTTCAGACTGCTTGATATTGCCAACAAAACTTTTAGTGTCGGCATCCATGATTAATTTGAATGTTAAGTTTTTACCAGACATGCTGACCTCTAAATTTTAGGCATTAAAAAACCCGCCGAAGCGGGTTTGGGTAAAACAAAATCTAAATTGTTTTATCTTGCTTGGATTGTGTTAAACAAAAGTCCTTGATCTTCGAAAATTGCTCACCACCATTGCTTGAATCTATTTCATATGTTTTATAATTATCAGTAGCAGTAGTTATGCGAATCAGAATTCTGGAACTATTTTCTATTTGCGCCCTATGATTTTCACTTAAAACAATAACCTTATTTAATGAAGATAGGTTTGAAGTACCGTCTGACATTGGTTGGTTATCAAATCTAATTTCATAATTACCAGTGGCGCCATCTTTTGTAAAATCTCGAATTTTGATAGGGGTATCTGCGACAAAAACTGCACTTAATCCACCGTAATATGAACAACCTATTGTTAAACCAGCATCTGTTTGCAATCCTGTTTCAGCATTAATCGCCTTGTTAGACAAATAAAGACCTTCCTTATCTGTCATTTTGTCGATCTCACGCTCTAACTGCCATTTAGTTTCTTTTGGTTTATCATTTTTATCAGGATTGATTATAGTCTGTACTGTCTCCTTATTATTATCACCATTCCTGATTGCAAATGTGTCCCATAAAAAATACCCCAGACCACCCATAATCACTATTATTGCCACTAGAATTAATGGATTATTTTTATAGTGTGCTCCACATGTTTTACAGTGAGTATCTGCCGGTCTCATTGGTTTTTTACAAGATTTACAGTATTTAATACCCACTATTATCTCTCCCACTCAATCTTATAGATCTGGCCGTCCACAACTGTAATTGTATATTTCTGACCATTTACAGTGTAACGATAAGAAGTAGCTTTATGCGGCCAACCTTTGCGATCATGAATCACATGATTATAAGAAGATTCAGGTTCACCCAATACATCATACATTTGCCCCAATGTAGAGCCAGGCTTCACATAACTGGTACTGCCACGTACTGAGTTCACCTCTACAGCAAAAGCTGTGGTATTAAGCATAAGAATCGTAATTAATAATAATTTTTTCACACTAACCCCCCTAAATTATTATTTCCACATCATAACTTTAGGGTGAATCCTGATCAATCAGAAACCATTTCTTTCTTAAATGACTCAAAGCCTTTCTTGTCTGATTGAGCGACACGTGCGGCAACGGCGTTATTAAAGATTCCCTGCTTATATAGCTTGTTTGCTGCTGTGACGTAGCTTTGGAACGCGCCGTAGGTCATTTCCATGATTTCGCTATGCTGATGGCCCATTGATACCAGAAACTGGAATGAATCAAACCAGGTGGAATCATCTTTATTTTTGATGCCACGTTTGGGCTTTTCGTATTTAAAATACGATTGGTTGACCAGAAGCACAGCTTTAAGCAGATCCTTGAACCCCTGCTCATCAGCAGCAAGTTTCATTAGTGATTCTTGGTCCAGATCGGTGACGCATGCCATGGTCGAAATGACTTGCACACCGTGAGCTTTAAATAGCCCTGTCAAAATCTCATCTGAATGATTCTGGTCTTTGATAAAGTTCTTTAATACTTCAGCATGCATTGCCCAGGTGTCAAAGTCTTTTATCTGGATCTGGCGCACTTCGATGTCATTAATTTTGATACTGCGATTTGTTGCTAGGAAAAAATCATTCATGATGGGATCTCGAGATAAATTTTATGCATTAAAAAAGCACCCGGAGGTGCTTTTCTTTTAACTTTGATAAAGGCTGAATTCTATAAAGTCCAACTACCACCTTGTCCCATCTCATACACGATGAAAATTAAGGCTACTACCATTAGAATGACAACAATGATTTCTGTTTTTGTTAGCATTTTCGGTGCTCCACTTTTCATTATTCATATGATAAGCAAAGCAAACAATTTATAACATAAAGATTACAAAAAAATTATTGGATGTTACAAAGATTTAGAAGTTAGGGAAGTTTCTTTAGAGTGTAGCTACCTACTGAAGCATTCAAACATTTCGTTAAGCAACTCAACAAAAAGTTTCAACCGAAAAGCATTCTTACGCAAACCTAGAAACCTATAACTTTAGACCTGAATATCTTACATATCCCGACATAGCTGCTACATCCACGATTTAAATCATTCTCTACACTGAAATTAAGTCTTAGAAACGTAGAGGAAATTCAAATGAAAAAGTATTCGAAAATTCTAATATTGGCTTTATTCGGATTCACTGGCACCGCAGCTATTGCATCAGAACCACCAATTGAAGCTACTGCTGCAGCTGAAGCACAACAGGTTGCTTTAGAGCATGCAAGGAAGCAAGCAAACACACCCGAATCATCTGATGAATAAAGTAAAGCCCTCAAATGAGGGCCTTATAATTATTTATTCCAACTTGGTGTGCAGGAGCTTTTCCATGAAAGCTCAAATTGCTTTGGATCCATCTGATTTTCTACAAGCACTATATTTTTCTGAAGCACGATAAAACGCTGAAAAGGAATGTAATTGTTATCTACTCCTTCATAGCTTACCTCTCCACACTCTCCTATTTGATTGCGGAACTTAGCTGAATCAGGATTGGGAATGAATTCTTTTGTAGCTTCTTTTGCAAATTCAAGCTGTTCCTTTTTGCTTGTTTCTAAATCAAGATGCTGACCACTAGATTCCTTGTGTCCACACCCAGCTAAAATCACAATAAAAAAGAATAAGCTTAAATTTTTCATAATATCCCCATGTATTAAGGGCGACACTTTACATTAATTTTCAATCTTATCTAACATCTAGGGAGAGTGGATTTGTAAAGTTATGTTTTACTATTTTAAGTCTTTTTAAAATTGACCCTATATAGCCAGGTGAAACTTCCACTTATCAAAAAACCGCCCCAAAGGCGGTTCTTAGCTTACTAACTTACTGACATACAAGATAAATAAAAGTAGAAATAATTATTACGGCTAGGATGGAGACAAATATTTCTATTTTAGTCATAGCAGTTTTATTCTTAACATGAACTGAATATCCTTTATAGCCCTATTGAGCGCTAATTAAACTAACCAAACATTACAAAACGATGAGGTGTTAAAAAACCGCCTTAGTGGCGGTCTATGTAGCTCATGGTTTGAGGACGTAAAGGGTCATCAGCAATAAAAACCTTCTTATCAATCTGATTTACAACCTCATCTAAAAGCTTTTCATCATTCGACTCGTATTTGATAACTGTTTCATCACTGATGGTTTCAACATTTACATGCACAACAGGTATCTGATCGATATCATCAAAACTTGGTTTCCCGTTTCGCAGCAAGCGCATCACTTTTACAGATTGTTTGGCGGTTTCCGCACACTGAGCCATTGCTTCATTTAATTCTTCGCAGCTCTGTTGCATTTTAGCAATACCCTTACGAAATTCTTGTAAAAGATCTTCTTTTGATAAAGTTTTTTCTAGCTTACTCATTTTCTCACCCGTGCAAAAAATCAGCTAATACAATATAACCATTTTCAAACTTATCCGTTGTTCCGATCAGCTCAACTTGAATATTATTGCCGTTAAAGTTTGTAGAGTGAGGAAATGTATCGTCTGAATATTTATGCGCGTATTGTGCCGTGTAGGCTGTTTGCTTTGCTGAATCTTCATCTAGTGCAGCAACAACCAATCCTACAAACTCATCATAATCAGGGTTATCATTGCGCGTAATTCGATACAGATTCATTATTTCACCCATGCTTATCGAGTTGCAACCGCATATTCAAGCGCAGACATTTTATCAAGCTCATGATCACCAAAAGCTGTTACATAGCCCTTATATTCGAAATTATTATTATTTGGTACCTCAAACTTAAATTCAGCTTTTAGTACGCGACAAAGCTCACCAGCCTCTTTGTGGTGCTCTGAAACCACTCTAATGATAGCGCCCTGTATTTTCTCTTCTAAATTTTTCATATTCTCACCAATGCTTATAATTCTGCCAAAATTATAACATTGATAAAATGCTATAGTACTTAGAACAATATTAAATGGTGCTTTAAATGTCACAGTGGCTTAATAAAAAAACCCACAAGGATCATACTGCTGTTGCTCACACCAATGGTCGTGCCTTCACTTTTAATCCAGATGAAAAAATTGATTTAGTTCTTATTACAAACTCTCCATCTAAACAAATCCCTTTAGATGTTCAGCAATACTTTGATTCCTTTGTTGGTCAATCCGCACAATCCTGGATGAAATAACAGGCACAAAAAAAGACGCATAGCGCCGTAGAGTTCTTTTGTGCCTGTGTGGGTTATGCAGCTACGCTAAAACGCTCAATGTGACCAAATACACTTAGTTCTTCATCATTGGCTTTAGAGATATCTGCCAGTGCTTCACCCTCAATTGAATAAGATCCGAAGTCCTCATGAATTAGATCAAATTCTGTATCTGGTGAAAACTCGACACGCCATAAAGTTAAGATCACCTTATCGCCTGTAACAGTATCAATGCCTTTAAACAGCAAGCGATATTCATTACCCAGGTTAGTTGCAATTGTAGTACGTGTCTTAGCACCGGCTTTGGCAGAAAACTTAACTGAACCAACAATAGCTTCATTAAAAACGACTGTGCCGTAAACTGCATCCAGTACATATTTATCTGAAGTAATGGCAACATCCGAGCTGTCTTTAAAATCCACTTCACTTAAATTACGATGTCCTAAGTCAATCATGGCGCCAGCTTCTACAGCACCTAGAGCAATATCAGTCAGCTGAGTTTCAGGGATTTCGATTGATTTGCCACTTAGGACCATTGCTAAGTTTTGCTTGGTTACTTCTTCAAGCGTACCAGAGATAGCCACTGCAGTTTGTTTGCGTAGTACCGCATCCTTAGCACGAAGGCCGGTTTTACTTTCATAGTGATCAGTGGATTCACTAGAGATTGCGATCTGCAATTCCGGTGTATTACCAACGGGCAATAAGGCAGATGGCACACTATTAACCATCTTCGCCAAATGAAGCTCGCCTTGAAGCGAGATTAAATCTGATTTAGCCATTACTTTTCATCCCCTGTGGTTTTCTTGGCTGGAGCAGCGGCTTTAGCTTCAGGTACTTCCTGAATTACACCAGCTGCCACTAATTTTTTAATTTGAGCATCATCCAGCCCGCCGACTACATCACCTTTTTTAAAGCGACCGACAGGCTGAGTTGCCTTGTATTGTTTCGCCATGACTGGCTCCTAAATGAATTTCTGTGATTCAAAAATAATAGTGATGTATGCAAAGCCTGGACTATACCCATCCCGAACCGAAATCATTTCTAGTGCCGTTCGTGATGCCTGAGGCTGCCAGCCGGAAAGTAGCTGAATTACTTTCTCAGTCAAAAGCCCAGCTTCATCACTTACAGCACGTCCATCGGTCATTTGAGATTGAGCATTGCGACATGCCACCGTAACCGCCCATTGCTGGCCGATCTGGTTGATGCTTCCACGACCTGCACTTGCCTTTTTATCTATACGAACAAAATTGACGTGTGCCGACGGCGTGACTTGCGACATCTCTGTTACGCTGACTGAATTCAACGGCGTATAGATCTTTAGAAATTCTGGAATTTCTTTCAGCTTTTCTGCAATCTCATCACGCACCGCGAAGAAGGTGCTCATCGATAAAACTCCCGACAATATCCAAAATCATGACCTCATCTTCAGCATTAATACCGAGCTGGGTCCGTGGTGGTAAAACTGACTGCTTAACTTTCCGATATTGACCACCCACTGCAAAAGTAATGTATTGGCCATTCTTGGGCAGGATGGTTGCGCCGTAATGCAGATGAGGTGCGTACGCCACATCTGTACCCACCTCCACACCGCTTGAAAGAACATTGTGTGTGTAGGAATTCATTAGGCGGCCAGTATCACGTAGCGTTTCGCCACCTTGCAGCTTGGCTCTCCATGAAATCTTCCACGGGTTACCATCCACACCAGTACCGGTTAAAAACCGATGCTGAATACTATTCACAAGCCCAGCACCAATCTCATCAAACAACTGGTTCTTTAAAGAATCAAAGTTACCTAATTGATTAAGCACCGCTTCAATCGGTGAACTATCTGCCTTAATGGTTATTGCAAAAGCCATAAACACCTCACTTCATGCTAGGCATTTGATCCAGGATAGAATCCCCAAATACACCACCGGTATATGAAGTACCGACTGGCGCCGTCGAAGGTCGCCCTTTAGGTTGGTCATCCACGATCTGGTTTGTTTCAAGAAACTGAATCTGCAAATGTGCTTTGTTGTCAGCCACACGCTTTAAGAATGCAATCGCATCCTCATAGCGCTGTCGAACTTCTTCTGTTGGCTGCTGGAAGTAAAGGCGATAGCGCGCAATGTCACACGCCATGCGCTTTAAATTACTCGGCACATTGGGAAGCGGCAAAGGATAACGACCACCGATATGACCATTAATCTCCTCCATTGCATCCTGGATTGCATCATTAATTGCTTGAGAACCTTTTGCTGCATCTTCATACATCAATTTCAGGTTCTCAATTGAAGCCCCAAATCGTGCGACCAAATCTGATTCAGTCGCATACATAGATCACCTACTTGGTTTCGTCAGCAGACTTTGGGTCTGCTTTAGGTTTTGCAGCAGACTTAGCCTTTTCAAGTTCAGCCACTTTTGCC